CATCGTGGACTTCAAGACCTGCGACGACCTGACCTGGTTCGAGTCCGACGCCCGGCGCTACGGCTATCACCGCCAGGTGGCCTTCTACCGGGCCGTGCTGGCCCAGGTGCTCGACGGGCTGCTGGTGCCCGTCCACCTGGTCGCCGTCGAGAAGAAGGAACCCTTCCGCTGCGGCGTCTGGCGGGTCGGCGACGAGACGCTGGCCATCGCGCATCGGGAGAACGAGGCGGCCATCCGCCGACTCGTCGCCTGCCGCCAGCGGGACCACTGGCCCACGGGCTACGAGGAGATTCGCGTGCTTGAAGTTGCATGAGGTAGTGCGCCCGGGCGGCACGTGGCGGGTCCACCGAAAAGCGACGGCCACCCGCCCGGGCGCGGCGCGGGGTCTCCAAACGCGGCGCGCAGCGTTTGGGGCCTCGCTTTGCGTCCGACCGAGTCAATGAAAACCCCAGATACGAGGAGCAGGAAATGTCATTACTGCAACGGATTCACAGCGGCAGGCGGCAGGCGCCGCCGAGGTTGATGATTTACGGCACCGAGGGCATCGGCAAATCGACGACGGCCTCGCACGCACCGAGGCCCATCTTCATCGCCACCGAGGACGGCCTGGACCAGATCGATTGCGACAGCTTCCCGCTGGCCCGGCGGTTCGACGAGGTGATGTCGGCCGTCTCGGCGCTGTACTCCGAAGAGCACCCGTACCAGACGGTCGTCATCGACAGCCTGGACTGGCTGGAGCGGCTCATCTGGGACGACGTCTGCCGCGAGTACGGCGTCAAGAGCATCGAGAAGGCCGACGGCGGCTACGCCCGCGGCTACACGCACGCACTGACCCAGTGGCGCGAGGTGCTCGACGGGCTGGACGCCCTGCGCAACGAGCGCGGCATGGCTGTGGTTCTCTTGGCCCACGCCAAGGTCGAGAAGTTCGAGGACCCCGAGTCGGTCGCCTATGACCGCTACTCGCCTCGCCTGCACAAGCACGCCTGTGCACTGCTGACCGAATGGTGCGACGCGGTGCTGTTCGCCACGCGGAAGTTCCGTACCGAAAGCGAAGACGCCGGCTTTAACCGCACCCGCTCCATCGCCGTGGCCCTCGGCACCGACGGCGGCGAGCGCATCCTGCGCTGCGTGGGCGGGCCTTCGTGCATCGCCAAGAACCGCTACTCCCTTCCGGCCGAGCTGCCCCTGTCGTGGCCGGCCCTGATGAACGCGATGACTTGTGCCGAGCCCAACCGAAGCACCAATCCGCAGACCCAAGACAAGGAGCAAGACAATGGCTGACCTGAATGGATTCGACGCACGGACCATCGAGCCGACCGCGGATTTTGAGCCCATCCCGGCCGGAAAGTACCTGGCGGCGATCACCGATTCGGAGATGAAGCCGACCAAGAGCGGCACCGGCAGTTACCTGCAACTGACCTTCACCATCCTGGAAGGCGAGTACAAAGGCCGCCTCCTCTGGGCGCGGCTCAACCTGGACAACCCGAACCCGTTGACGGTGAAAATCGCCCGCGGCGAGCTCTCGGCCATCTGCCGGGCGGTCGGGGTGATGCAGCCCAAGGACTCGGTCGAGCTGCACAACTTGCCCCTGACCTTGCGAGTCAAGGTCAAGAAGCGCGAGGACACCGGTGAGCTCGTCAACGAGGTCAAGGGCTACGCCAAGAAGGAGGCGGCGACCGGCCAGCCGCAACAGGCGGCCGACAACACCCCGCCGTGGAAGCGATGAGGGGGCTGGCTGTGGTAATCACGCTTCCTTATCCGCCCTCGGTGAACCACTACTGGCGACGGGTCGGCCCGCGGACGCTCATCAGCCGGGAGGGCCGGGCGTTCCGTAAGAACGTCTGCGCCCTTCTGGGCGGTAGCGGTATTCGCAAGCCACCTGCCGGCGGGCGGATTGCGTTGTGCATGGACGCGTTTCCGCCGGACCGCCGCCGGCGCGACCTGGACAACATCGCCAAGTCGGTGCTTGACGCCTTGGAACATGCCGGCGTGTACGAAGACGACAGCCAGATCGACCTGCTCCTCACGCAGCGGCGCGAGCCGGTCAAGGGCGGCAGGCTCGAGGTCCGCATCGATGAATTGCCCCTGCGGCGCTGCCCGCTGTGTGGAGGCCCCTTTCCGGAGAACAACTGAGCGATGGATGAAATCAAGCGCCTCTACATCGCCGGTCCGATGACCGGCCTGCCGGAGCACAACTTCCCGGCCTTCCACGCAGCCGCCGAGAGACTGCGGAAGGCCGGCTGGAAGGTCATCAACCCGGCGGAGAACTTCGGCGGGCGAACGGACCTGCCGCGCGAGCGCTACCTCCGTGAGGACGTGGCCCAACTGGTCAGGTGCGACGCTATTGCACTGCTGCCCGGATGGGAAGAGTCTCGCGGGGCGAAGCTGGAATACCTCCTGGCCCGCGAACTCGGCCTGAAGGTCATCGACGTCGCGACCCTCCAGCCGCTCGCTCGCACGCCGCGCCCGGTGGTCGACCTGTCTGCGTGCGGACACGCACAGGCAGGCCTGCATCCAGCCGGGCCGACGGACGGGGTTCCGAACGAATCCGTCCTGGATGAGGCCAAGCGCATCACCGAAGGCAGTCGGCAGAGCGATTACGGCCACCCGGCCGACGACTTCGCCAGGACGGCCAGGATGTGGACGGGCATTCTGGCTGGCAAGCTCCGCGACGGCGCCGAGGTCAGCGCGATGGACGTGCCACTCTGCATGATCGCCGTGAAACTCGCCCGCCAGGCCCACCGGCACAAGCGCGACAACCTGGTGGACATCGCAGGCTACGCCCGGACGGCAGCCATGGTCGCGGGGGATGAGTAGAGATGCCCAAGGCCGGGAGCAAGACGATGCTGGCCTTCGGCGACGCCCACATCCCGCACCACAACCGCCGGGCTGTCGAGGTCTTCTGCCGCGCCGCAGAGCGCCTTCGGCCGGACCTGATCATCTGCCTGGGCGACCTGCTGGACTGCGGCCAGTTCTCCAGCCACCTGCCACCCTACGGCGTGCCGGAGACGGACTACCTCGACGACCTGCGCGAGGCGGGCGCGCTGCTGGACCGCCTTCAGAAGGCCTGCGGCCGACTGGTGATGGTCGAGGGCAACCACGAGTACCGCCTCGACCGCTGGGCGGCGGCGACGGCCGAAGGGCGCGGTGCCTACTCGATGCTCGCACCGCGCATCCAGCTGACCAGGGGCCGTGCGAAGTTCACCTACGTGCCCTACGGCTCGGCAGGCGGGACGTATCCGCACTACGCCGTCAACTCGCGGATCATCGCGGTGCACGGCTGGTCTTACGCGCGGCACGCGACGAAGAACCACCTGCAAATCAGCCAGGGAAAGAGCGTCATCCACGGCCACACGCACCGGGCCGACGCCTGCATCATTCAGAACATCTGGTCGCCTGGCAAAATCGTCCAGGCCCGAAGCGCCGGCTGCCTGTGCAAGCCCATTCCGCTGTACGGCACGGGCCGGCCCGTCGAGTGGGTCAACGCCTTCATCCTCGGCTACCTCGGCCGCCGCAGCGACACTCTCTACACCATCCCCATCATGGACAACCGCTGCATCCTGCCCGACGGGACGGAGGTGGCGGCATGACCCAAGCGCTGCTCCTGCCCTCACAGCCGGATGCACCGGCCATCACGCTGCGCCCCTACCAGGCCGAGGCGGTCGAGGCCGTCTATAAGCACCTGCGCCGCCGCGATGATAACCCCTGCGTGGTCATCCCGACAGCCGGGGGCAAGACGCCGGTGATGGCTGCGATTTGCCGCGACGCAGTGCAGCGATGGAACGGTCGCGTGCTCATCCTGGCCCATGTGAAGGAGTTGCTCGAACAGGCCGTCGAAAAGCTGCATGCGATGGCCCCGGACCTGAGCGACCAAATCGGCGTCTACTCGGCTGGCCTCAAGAGCCGCGACACGGAGCACCCCATCATCGTCGCGGGTATCCAGAGCGTTTACCGGCGTGCGGCGGAGCTGGACCGCTTCGACCTCATCCTGGTGGACGAGGCCCACATGATTCCGCCCGATGGCGACGGGATGTACCAGACGTTCCTGGCCGAGGCGAAGGTGGTCAACCCGCTCGTGCGTCTCATCGGCCTGACGGCGACGCCGTACCGGATGACCACCGGGATGATTTGCGGCCCCGACAATCTGCTCAACCACGTCTGCTACGAGGTCGGCGTCCGGCAGCTCATCGTGCAGGGCTATCTGTGCCCGCTGAAAAGCAAGGCCGGCCGGCACAAGGCGGACACGTCGGGCTTGCACATCCGTGGCGGCGAATTCATCGCCGGCGAGGTCGAGGCCTTGATGGACGACGAGACGCTGGTGCGCTCCGCCTGCCGGGAAATTGTCGCGTACACGCAGGACCGCCGTTCGGTGCTCATCTTCGCAGCGGGCATCCAGCACGCCCGGCACGTGCGGGGCGTTCTCGGCGAAATGGGCCACGAATGCGGGTTCGTCTGCGGCCAGACGCTGCCGTTCGAGCGCGCCGAGACGCTGAAGCGCTTCAAGGATGGTGAGCTGAAATACCTAGTCAACGTCAATGTGCTGACCACCGGCTTCGACGCGCCCAACATCGACTGCGTGGCGCTGCTGCGTCCCACAAACTCGCCGGGCCTCTACTACCAGTGCTGCGGAAGGGGCTTTCGGCTGCATCCGGGCAAGGCCAACTGCCTCATCCTGGACTTCGGTGGCAACATCCTGCGACACGGACCGGTGGACGACCTGCGGATCAAGCAGCCGGGTAATGGCGATGGTGAAGCGCCGGCCAAGGAATGCCCCGAGTGCCATGCGGTAATCCACGCCGCCTACGCCGTCTGCCCCGAGTGCGGGCACGAGTTCCCGCCGCCGAGGCGCGAACAGCACGACCGCCAGGCCTCGACCGCGGGCGTCCTGTCCGGCGAGGTCACCGAAACCGCCTACGAGGTGCAGGATGTGTACTACTCGGTGCACGTCAAGCGCGGTGCGCCGGAGGACCACCCGCGGACAATGCGCGTGGACTACCGCGTCGGCTTCAACGATTACCACAGCGAGTGGATTTGCTTTGAACACACCGGCTACGCGCGTGCCAAGGCTGAGGCCTGGTGGCGCAAGCGCTCGAACGTACCCGTACCGGAGACGGCCGAGGAGGCCGTCCGCCTGGCCGAGGCCGGGGCGCTGCGCAGCGTCGCCGGTGAGAAGTACGACCGCATCGTGGGCTATGAGCTGGGCGAGGTGCCCTTCCATCGCGAGCCGGGCTGGGACGACGTGGAACCTTCAGATGAACCGGAACACGCATGGCCAAGCGACGAAGAGATACCGTTCTGATGAGTGCCCCGGTGCCGGCATTGCTCGATGCCGCACGGGCGTACCGCTCCGCCGAATTGTGCGTCCTGCCCGCCCGCCGGGCCGAGAAGCGCCCCGCGGTGGGCCCGTGGAAGCGGTATCGAAAGAGAATGTCAACCGAGGCGGAGCTGTCCGCCTGGTTCGCCAACGGGCCCGACGCTGTCTGCATTCTCTGCGGGCGGGCGTCGGACAACTTGGAGATCATCGATTTCGATGCCGCCGGCGAGTTGTTCGATGCATGGTCCGACAAAGTACGGGCCGCCGCGCCAGGCCTGGTCGACAAACTCGTCGTTCAGACCACCCAGTCCGGCGGGCGGCACGTCGTCTACCGCTGCGAAGTGGAAATCTGCGGCAACCTGAAGCTCGCCCAGCGCGCCGACGGCGGGAGGGTCGTCACGCTCATCGAAACCCGCGGCGAGGGGGGACTGTTCCTGTGCGCTCCGACCGACGGATACGAGGTCATCCGGGGCGACTTGTGCGACCCGCCCGTCCTGAGTGACCCCGAGCGCGACGTTCTGCTCCAGGCGGCGTGGGAACTGAACGAGTATCTGCCGCCTGTGGTCGATGGTCCGAAGACGTCGCCCACTGTCGGCCACAGTGGGCCACTGTCGACCGACAGTTCGAACAATCCGCCGTTATCGGCCCACAAGGCCGACAACCCGCACATCTCGGCACACAACGCCGACAGTTCGCCCATGTCGGCGAACAATTCGCACATCCGCCCGATCTCGGCCGACAGTTCGGATAATGCCGCCTGTCCGTCGGACAATTCGCATAACTCGGCCTGTGCGTCG